AATGGCTAGTAGTTATCTTGTGTTAGTAAACAATGTTCTTCGGGACATGAACGAAGTCGAGCTTACCAGTTCTACGTTTGCTACTTCTCGTGGTGTACAGACAACTGTAAAAGACTACATCAACCGTTCTATCTCTGACATACTAAACTCCGAACTAAACTGGCCCTTTACTCATGCTGAAGGGTCTGTTGACGTTATTGCAGGTAAATCGTTGTACAGCTACGCTTCGATTGCGTCTACACTAAAATACGTAGACTACGATAATATGATATTAAAGCCTAAGAACTACATAACCAACGGAACCTACGAGGTTGCGGGGGCTGCTAGTATAACAGGCTGGACTACAGTGAGTGGTTCTCCTGCGGCAAGTTCTAAGTTTGGCAACACACTGTTGCTTACCAGTGCAGAGGCAACTCAACAGGTTGATGACCTAATTGTAGGCAGGTCTTACACAGTCTTAACACAGACAAGTGGCGCAACGCTAACTCTGGAAATAGGCACTAGCTCTGGCGGTTCGCAAACTAAGTCTTCTACCCTGACAATTAGTAGTGGTAACGAGGTTCTTCTTACCGAAACCGTATTTACAGCTACGGCTACAAGTCATTTTGTAAGCTTTACAGAAGCAGCCGGAAGCGCAGCCTTTGTCAAATTAGTTGAATTGAGTGAAAACATAACACCTATACAATTAAAGTATCTGTCTTATGAGGAATACAACGAACGATATAGAGAGAGGGACTCCCGTCCTGATGTAGATAAGTTCGGGGACCCTGAGTTTGTTTACACAAGCTATAACAATGAAATTGGTTTAACACCTATACCAGATACAAGTAATCGTTCGCTAACTTTTGACTATTATGTTTCTGCATCTGCTTTGTCTGGTGCTACAGACACATCAATTATACCAGAACGTTTCGAACCCGTTATTAACGCCCGTGCAAAGTATTACACCTACATGTTCCGTTCTGACACCCAGACTGCTCAGTTTGCTTTGAAAGAATATGACGATGGCTTAAAACGTATGAAGGTAGAATTACTAAACAGAAAAGACTACATGAGAGCAGTTTAATATGCCGGATTTAGAACTCCAAGGGGTCAGCCCCCTTTCTTTTAACTGCGAGGGCGGCTTGATACTAAACAGGTCTACCTTCATTATGCAGCCGGGGCAAGCTCTTGAGTTGGAAAACTTTGAGCCTGACGTTGGTGGCGGTTACAAAAGAATGCTGGGGTTTCGCCCTTTTGTAAATCAGATTGTACCTGAAACAAACACTGCCGGTGAAGCTGTACTGTTGTCCACACAGTTTAACAATTTTGTGTTAGCTGCACGAGGCGAAAAGATATTTAGTTCTGCATCAAGTGAAGTGTCACAGGGCGTTGCTTCAACTACAGCCATGACAGGTTCTGGAATACTTAACATGGACAGCACTGACGGATTTAGCTCTAGCGGCACTGTCCAGATAAATTCTGAGATATTTACCTACACAGGTAAGACTGCGTTAACCCTGACAGGTGTAACAAGAGCAACGAGCAGCACTACCGCTGCAGCACACGCTGTCGATGACGTTGTTTCTGAAACTTGGACTGTGAGAGACACCGGAAGAACAAGCGCGGCCCGTTACAATTTTGAGCGATATAACTTTGACGGCAATGAAAAAATCATAGTCGTTGACCAGACTAACGCTCCTACAATATTTAATACGTCTCTTGCCGCAACAGATGTTAGTAACAGTGCGGTAGCTGGTGCAAAACACATTGCTGCTTTTAAGAACCACATGTTTTACTCTGGCATGTCTGCTACACCCCAAGAAATAGTGTTTAGCGAACCCTTCGATGAGGATGCGTTTGTTTCGGGACAGGGTGCCGGAAGTATCAAGGTTGACGACACGATTGTTGGATTGAGGGCTTTCCGGGGTGACTTGTTTATTTTCTGTGAAAACAGGATATTTAAGTTGGGCGGCAGTTCGCTCAGTGACTTCGCAATTGTTCCTGTTACTAGAAACATCGGATGTGTAAACGGCTTTACCATCTTGGAATTTGCTGGTGACTTGGTGTTCTTGGGGCCGGATGGCTTGCGTACTGTTGCTGGTACAGCCCGTATTGGTGACGTTGAGTTGGGTACCATAAGCACCAACGTTCAGCAGTTGTTTAGGGATAACTTGACTAATGCGGAAGCGTTTGTTTCCCTAGTCATACCCGACAAAACCCAGTACCGTATCTTCTTCTCAAAAGAGGGACAGGCACAGACATCTTCACTAGGGGCTATCTGTGTTATGAAGGGACAGGCGTTTGAGTTCTCAACTATGAAGGGTATTCGTCCTGCTTGTGCAGACACAGTAGTTGAGGCGGGGGATGTGGTAGCCATACATGGTGGCTTCGACGGCTTTATATACAGGCAGGAACGAAGCAATACATTTGATGGTGCCTTAATTAACGCCAAGTACAGAAGTCCTGACTTGAGCATGGGCGACCCCGGAGTTCGCAAACACATGCAGCGGGTCAACATCAACTACGCACCAGAGTCGACCCTAGACGCAGACTTGTTTGTGAGGTACGACTATGAATCGAGTAACTCTATTCGCCCTGCACCCTATCCGTTAGACAGCACGAACGTTGCGGGTACATACGGCAGTTCGACTTACGGAAACGCAGTGTACGGTGGACCGTCACAACCTATTGTTCGTAAAGCAGTAGAGGGTTCAGGATTTGCTGTAGCATTACGAGTAGAAGACGGGGCAACCGCTACTGCCCCTTACACCCTAAAAGGGTTTCAATTAGAATTTCAGGTGGGAGCAAGAAGGTAAATGGGCGCAACCTATACACGACAGTCCACGTATGCTGACGGCGATACAATTTCCGCTGCAGATACCAACGACGAGTTTAACCAACTACTTGCGGCATTTGCTGCAAGCACGGGCCACACGCACGATGGAACTGCTGCAGAGGGAGGACCAATCTCTGCTCTGGCAAGTAACAGCATCACTTTTGGAACAGGTGCAGACACCGACATTGCGATTACCTTCGATGGTAATACCAGTGACGGCGTTCTTACATGGATGGAAGACGAGGATTACTTCCAATTCTCTGACGACATACTCATGTCCACCACAGAAAAGATACAGTTCCGCGACACTGCAATATACATCAACTCCAGCACAGACGGTCAACTCGACCTCGTAGCTGACACAGAAATACAAATTGCAGCCACAACCATCGATGTAAACGGCAACCTAGATGTTAGCGGAACCGTTGTTGGAGCTAGTACAGTATCAGCAGGTACAGCGTTTGTCCCTGACGCAAGTGATGGTGCCGCACTAGGCACATCATCTCTAGAGTTCAGTGACCTGTTTCTTGCTGATGCAGCCGTAATCAACTTAGGCGCAGACCAAGACACAACTCTCACCCATGTTGCTGACACAGGCATTCTTCTGAACTCAACCCGACAGTTACAGTTTGGGGATAGCGGTACATACATACATCAGTCAGCCGACGGTGTTCTCGACCTTGTGTCTGACACTGAGATAGAAATAAACGCCACCACAATCGACATAAACGGTGCGGCTGAACTGTCAGGTAACCTTACTCTTGGCGCACAACTACGTATGCCGGATAACACAGCAAGTAAAATACTTGTTGCAGATGGTACTAGCTATGAAGAGAAGGCAGTCGGTGACCTTTCTGAAATATCCACAGTAGCTAACGATGACGTATTCCTCGCTGTAGATACATCAGGGGGTGGACTAAAGAAGATTTCAAGAAGCACTATAGTTGCAGGTCTTGCAACATCCGGGGCTATATCTAACGTAGTTGAGGACACCACTCCCCAGCTAGGTGGCAACCTCGACATGAACGGCGCGGATATCATCACGACATCCAACGCCACAATTGACTTGGCCCCTAATGGTACAGGCACGGTAGTTGTACGAGGAAACACCAACTCCGGTGCTATTGTATTCAACTGTGAATCAAACTCACACGGTCAAAAAGTATACGGACAACCCCACTCTGCTGCTGTAACAAACACTCTAATGTTACCCGCAGGAGCAAACTCAACTCTTGTTTCCCTCGTATCCACAGACACCCTGACAAACAAGACACTCACCAGCCCCGTAATCAACACGGGTACTTTCGGAACATCTATCCTTCCTGTTAGCGCAGACGGCACTACTCTGGGTTCCGCATCTAAGGAGTTCAGCGACCTGTTCCTTGCGGATGCAGGTACCGTACAATTTGGTAACGACCAAGATGTCACCCTGACCCACGTTGCTGACACCGGGTTGTTACTCAATGCAGCAATGGTAGTTCAATTCCGTGACTCTGCAATTAACATTGGCTCCCCGGCTGATGGTGATTTAGATATCAACGCTGACGATGAGATTGAGTTAAACTCAACCCTGATTGACATCAACGGTAACGTAGAGATTAGTGGCACTGCAGCAATAACCGGCATTGCAACCTTTACTGATGATATAATAATAGGTGATGGAAAAACTATTGGCTCCACAAGTGATGTTGATGCAATTACAATTGCCTCTGACGGACAGCTTACTCTTACACAACAGTTGAATGGTACAGCAGGAGACTTTAGTGGTGACGTAGGTGCTGCAACTTTCCAACCAGACGGTGACACTTCCGCTGGTGATAATGCGGCTATCGGTTATGCTGCGGCAGAGGGGCTTATCCTAACAGGACAAGGCTCCACTACAGACGTAACAATCAAGAACGACGCGGATGCTACCGTTGCCTCAATTGCAACAGGCACAACCATATTCACAATGAATGATGATGTGGCAGTTAGCGGAAGAGCAGTTGGTCATGTAACCACTGACAACGATGGCAGCTTTGACTTGGCTGTGGGCAATGACTTTAAGTGTACCACTGCCGGGAACCTCACCCTGACCTTTACAAATCCAGCGGCAGGTCAATCAGGAAACATAATGTTTATCAATGGTAGCAACCACACAATATCAGCCCACGCCTCAGTAGCCATCAACGCTGATGTACTAACAGCCATCTCAGCCAGCGGCACATACCATCTTGCTTATTACTGTAGCGCAGCATCCGGGAACAATACTATCCTAGTCAGTGCTTCGGCTATCTTAACGTAGGGAATACGAATGTCTTTAATTAAAGCAGCGGGTGCTGGAGAACAGTCAACAGGCTTTTACAAGCATCTGCTTGACCAGTCGTTGAAGTTCAATGATGACGATACACAGTATCTAACCAGAACCCCTGCATCTGCTGGCAACCGCAAGACTTGGACTTGGAGTGGTTGGGTCAAGCGTGGTAATACAGGTGTAGTCGTAGGTTTGATGGGTGCAGCAGGCTCTAGTATTGAAGATGGTTTGCGAATTGAGGATAGTGATGGCGGTGGAGACATTATTAGGGCTTATCTTTATAACGGTGGTTATGTAAGTCAATATATAACTGTTGCAAAATTTCGAGATGTAAGCGCGTGGTATCACATAGTTTGGGCTTTTGATTCTACTGATTCAACAGAATCAGAACGCTCTATTATTTATGTTAACGGTGTGCGTCAGACTTTAACTCAAGTTAATTCAACCACCTTGAATGGTGAATCAGGCATAAATAATAATTCTGCACAGTATCTTGGGGGCTACGGTAACGCACCGAGCAACGGAAACAGTTTTGACGGCTATATAGCCGAAGTAAACTTCATTGACGGAACAGCCCTGACACCCGCCAGCTTTGGCGAGACTAAGGACGGCATCTGGATACCAAAAGATACCAGCGGTTTGACATTCGGAACCAATGGTTTTCACCTGAC